CGATGCAAAACAAACACCGCAAAAGGTTATGATATAGTATCAGAAAATGATTGTTTAGATTTATCTTTTCCTACAAGCACAACTCGCAGAGGTAGAGTTACAAAAGGCAAAAGTCCTTGTTTAATGGAAAGTTCAAATAATCTTTATTCTTATAAAGATGGAATTGTAAGAACAGTTAACCAGGTTGAAATGGAACGCTTACAAGGTTTTCCTGATGGATATACAAGTATTTTATCAAAAGCAAAGGCAGAATCATTGCTTGGAGATGGTTGGACTTTACCAGTAATTGAACATATTTTTTCATTTATTTAATTATTTATTTGCGTAATTAAAAATTATTACTATCTTTGTCAAACAAAAACAAAACAACTATGAAAAACTTCTTTTTAAAATTAGACTACCAAATTAGATTTTGCTACATTTTAGCAATCATTTTTATCTTAAACTTTATATTCAGATCCTAATGGAAAACAAAGAAAAATTTAACGAGTGGATGCAAAAGATTAAAAATATCTATTTTGCTGATAACGAACAAATGTGCAACGCTTACACTAAAATCAATTAATTATGAATAGTTACGACGCTTGGAAGGATGGAAGATTTGATAGTACATCACCAATAAACCAAATAGAAGTAGAAGCCGAAATTGTTAAAGGTTGGGATAATTTAACGGAAGCCTACTACAGCGGACATGAATACGCATTTAAAGATATTCAAAACGATATATTAAGAGAGTTGGATATATTGTTAGAGATAGCAAAACTAAACGGCTCAGGAACAAAAAGCAGAATTGAGGATTTAATAAATAAATGTAAATAAGATGGGAGCAAATTCAGAAACATTTTTGCAATTAAGAGCGCAAGATTTCGTAACAATGTACGATGCAAATTTTACAAAAAAAGAAGCGCAAAAAGTAGGTTTAAAATTGGTTACCGATTTATTGGATAATGGCAATGTTGACAAAATGGAATTTATTGCTAATTTAGCACGTTTAAGCGAGGTTGTAGGTACTGCAATGACAGAAGCGAGAAAACATATTACCGAAGAAAAACAGACTGTTATGGGCGTTGAATTTACACCAGTAAACGGAGGTAATACTTTGAACTATTCAGAGGATCCAATTTACAAACAATTAAAAGTGGATTTAGATGCAAGAGCTGAATTGCTTAAATTAGCACAAAAACAAAGCGTTATTGACATGTACGGTAATGACGTACCATTGGTAAGCACAACACCACGCAAATCAAGTATAACAATTAAATTTTAATACTATGAAAAATATTGCTATCGCTTTAATTAAATCTCAATCAGAGATGTCAGATGCTAAAAAAAATTCTGTAAACCCTTTTTTAAAAAATTCATACGCCGATTTGAATGCTATTAGGGAAGTTGTAATACCAGTTTTAAACCTAAATAAAATAGCTGTATTGCAACCAATGGTTGAAATAAATGGGGAAATGTATATAAAAACTCTTTTACTACACGAATCAGGAGAAACCATTGAAAGTATAACTAAAATAATTGTATCAAAATTAAATGACGCACAATCTCAAGGAAGCGGAATTACATATGCTCGTAGATATGGACTTCAAAGCTTATTAAATGTAGGTGCTATTGATGATGATGGGAATAAATCTTCTAATATCGTACAAGCCAAACCAATGGCAACGGCTGAAATATTAGCCAAAGCAAAGGCAACTAACGCAACAATGGCGCAAATAAAGACTAAATACAGCGTAACAGCTGAACAGGAAAAAAATTATTAAACAACAATAACAACTTGTGTAATAATTGCACAAGTTCAAAACTAAATATTAATCACTAAATAAATAAACAAATGGCTTTAGAAGTAACAGGAGTAATCGAAAACATTTTACCATTAGAAAAAGGACAGTCAAAAGATGGTAAAGAATGGAAAAAACAAAGTTTTTTATTGAAAACAGCTGAACAATATAACAACCTTTATTGCTTTGAGATTTTCGGAGATGAGAAAGTAGAAAACTTTATTAAATTTAATAAAGTAGGGCAATCGGTAAAAGTGGATTTTAACGTAGGTTGCAACGAATGGAACGGTAAATACTTCACAAAATTATCGGCTTGGAAAATCTTTAAAGCTGATTCAAAAGAAGAAGAAGTTTCACAAGAAGAAATTGAAAGTTCGGATCTTCCATTTTAATATTAATAAAATCCCCCTATTAATTTAGGGGGTTATAAAACAAAAAACAAAATGAGCAAAAGTAAAAATAAAAATATGCACAAATTTTATTGTTTGATGCAATTGGTTTTGGAAAATTTAGATGATTTAAAAGTAACAGCACCGAGAATGATTCAATTAAAAAAAGACATTATCGAAATGTGCGAACTTTTAAATAATGAGGTTGCTGATACTTACACAATACAAAAAAGCACCTACTTTCAAGAAATTACTAAAAAAATAGATACAATTTTAAGGATTAACTTTAATGAGAATATGTAATTATGGAAGCGCCAAAACATTATGATAATTCAAAAGGTAGTTTATACCTATTTGCAGAACAACAAAACCTTAACTCGTGGGAGTTCGATGCAATTAAAAGGATTGTAAGAAGTAGAAAAAAAGGTTTGTTTACTGAAGATATAAAAAAAACAATAATCGTTTTAGAACTTTATTTAAAAGAATATGGAAACAAATAAAATAGCTGAATTAATAGAATGGATTGATACAGAACCTAACTTAGTAAAAGTTAAAGACGGTTTTTTATATCACGGACAATATTTTACAAATCAACAAATAATAGAAATATATGTTAAACGAGTGTCGCCAAATTTGTCAGATTTAATTTAGTATATTTATACGCCTCAAAACGGGGCGTATTTTTTTTAATCAAATAACCAAAATATGAGTATTTTTTCAAAGTATAATGATGATATTTTAGAATTATTAGGAAAGGGTTTAAGTAATAGAGAAATAGCACGTCAAATTTCTCCTGAACAAACCGCGGGACTTAGGAAACACGTTGCCAAGATTAAAAATAATACAGGTATTTTAAACGCTTGTAACAGCGTAGGAGTTGACCCGAAAACCGTTCCGATGTTATGGTTAAAAAATAAAAATGAAAGTGTAAGAGTTACCAATCCACTATTTGAGAAAGTAGAAGAAAAACAATTTCAAGACCTTACAACTACTTTAATAAAAGATTTACAGGAATATGCCCCTAATTTTGTAAAGTTAGAACGAATTGAAAACAAAGATTCTTATTTACTTGTTTTAGATCCTGCAGACATTCATATAGGTAAGCTATCAAAACACTTTGAAACAGGCGAAGATTATAACAACCAAATAGCCGTTCATAGAGTTTTAGCAGGAGTAAAAGGTATTTTACAAAAAGTTAGTTCTTTTAATATTGATAAAATTTTGTTTATTGGCGGTAATGATATTTTACACATTGACAACCCAAAGCGCACAACTACTTCAGGAACTCCCCAGGATACCGATGGAATGTGGTTCGAAAACTTTATAATAGCTAAAAATCTTTATATTGATGTTTTAGAAATATTACTACCTATTGCAGACGTTCATTTTTGTTTTAATCCAAGTAACCACGATTATACAAACGGATTCTTTTTAGCACAAGTAATTGAAACTTATTTTAAGAATTGCCAAAATATTACTTTTGATACTTCGATAGCACACCGCAAAGGTTTTAGGTATTATAACAACCTAATTGGAACTACTCACGGTGACGGAGCAAAACAGGAATTATTGCCTTTATTAATGGCACAAGAGTTCCCTATTGAATGGAGTCAAACAAAACACCGATACGTATACACGCACCACGTTCATCACAAAACAAGCAAGGACTACATAGGAATAACGGTTGAATCTTTAAGAAGTCCTTCAAGTGCTGACAGTTGGCATAGTAGAAACGGCTACCAACACGCACCAAAAGCGGTTGAGGGTTTTTTACATTGCAAAAATAATGGACAAATTGCCCGAATTACCCACGTTTTCTAATACATTTTAAATCGGTTATTAATTTAACCGATTTTTTTTTTGCTTTTTATTTGCATAATAAAAAACTATTACTACATTTGCATATATAAATAATTAAACGAAAAACTCAAATCGAAGCACTAAACAAAAGAATTAAAAAAAAGAAGGGATGGAGATAAATAAAATATATAACGAAAATTGCCTTGAAACAATGGCTAAAATGCCTGATAATTTCATTGACTTAACGGTTACTTCACCGCCTTATGACGATGTGAGAATGTATAAAGGATTTACATTACCAATAGAAGATATTGCTAAAGAACTTTATCGAACTACAAAAGAAGGCGGTATAGTTGTTTGGGTTGTAAATGATAAAACAGTAAACTATTGCGAAACATTAACGAGTTTTAAAACTGCAATTTTATTTGTAGAAAAAGCAGGATTTAATTTGCACGATACTATGATTTATAAAAGACAGGCTGCGTTTCCTGATGTTGTTAGATATTATCAAGAGTTTGAATATATGTTTGTGTTTAGCAAAGGAAAACCTAAAACCATAAACCTACTTAGACAAAACAAAAGCGAAAGCACAATAAAAAGGAATAATAGTGGAGTACATAATTCAAGGAATGAAAGACAACAAAATGGAGATATAAAAAAAGGAGATGTAAATAGTGTTGAAAGGGTTAATAAAGCAAAATTAGACGATACGAGAGTTAAATCTAATATATGGGAAATTGCAACGGGTAGCCAAAAAAGTACTAAAGATAAAATAGCATTTCAACACCCGGCAATATTTCCAGAACAATTAGCAAATGACCATATTATATCTTGGAGTAATGAAAACGACATAGTTTATGATTGCTTTATGGGAAGTGGAACAACTGCAAAAATGGCTATGTTAAACAATAGAAAATACATCGGTAGTGAAATTTCAGAAGAATATTGTAAGATTATCGAAACTCGTATTAAAGAGTGCGGTGGGCTTTTTTTTAATTCTTTTGAAACGGAATTGTCAAACGAAGCAGGAACGTAGCAGCTTGCTTATAACTGTCAGCTACACACTCGTTTTAATGGTGTGTAGCGCAAGTTATTGATATATTTATTTCACATAAAATTAAAAAAAACTATGAATATAACAGAAGATTATTTACCAAAAGAAATGTTATTTTAAAATTAATTCAAATAATCACAAGGCATTTGTTGAAGAAAAAAACAGTACATTAACTTTATTTTAGTACATTTACACGTTTTGTTTTAGCCGCTGAAGAAATTTAGCGGTTTTTTTATATCTTTTTGTTATTTATTCAAAAAAAGTATTATATTTGTAGCTGTTGAAGCACTACCAACAGGAAAATATTTTAGACAATAGTCTAACCGAGAAACCCTAAACAGTAGTAGTGCATTGTTTGGGGTTTTCTCTTTTTAAAAAATTAATTATGGAAAAATTAACAAAAAGAAAAGGTTTTAATTTCTTCAGATCTTATTTTGATGTTTATAATGAACTTGAAAAAATAGAAGATAAGGTAGCTTTTATTGATGCTTTATTAGATAGGCAATTTTTAGGAATTAAGCCAACTAATTTAAAAGGTATGGCAAAGTTTGCGTATGTAAGCCAAACTAATAGTATTGATAGTCAGGTAAAGGGTTACGAAGATAAAACAGGAAATATTTTTACCCCTACCGTAGGGGGTAGCTTAGGGGGTATTAAACCCCCTTGCCTACAAGTAGAAGTAAAAGAGAAAGTAAAAGATATTGACCATTCGGTCAATTGGGATGCGCTTCTTTTGCAATTCAATTCCATAACAGGTAAAAAACTAAAAGTAGTTTGTGATAAATCTAAAAGGCAAATAAACGCAAGGTTAAAAGAAGGTTATTCTAAATTGGATATTGTTAATGCAATTACAAATTGTTTTAATGATGATTACCACAAAGAAAACCCTAAATATTTAACATTGGAGTTTATAAGCCGACCTGATAAAATGCAAAAGTATTCTCAGGATATTAAAAAAGCAAAACCTAAACAACAAGACCGACTATGAGCAAACCAAATTTAAAGAAGTCTTTTGAATGGTTATTTGATAGATTTACAAAGGAAAATATTAAGACGTGTCAATTTGATTTAGACTGCCTTGTAAGCATAGCAGAAAAAACAAATGAAATAAATAAAGAAGCGTTTCAAGAAAATACTATTTTTGCAAAAATGTATGTTTACTGCCTTATGCACGAATTAGAATATTACAAGGATATTGAGTTTTCCACTAAAAAACTAAATGAGGTTTTAGATGCTCCTTTAGAAAAAACTTGTGATGACTTCTTAAAACGATTAAATCACTTGGAATTAAATAAATATTTAAAATCAATCGGAATTAATACAGACCATTTAAAACAATTGACAAAAGAAGAAGAAGCAAAACAAGGCGTTTTAATGAATGAAAATAAAAAAACTATACAAATATATGTTTTAGGTAAATTCACAAAGGAAAACGTATTTAAATCGATTAATAACGCAATTACAAACTGT